CTGCTTTCTTTCCAAACAGTAGCTTTGTTTCTTTTTCTAAACCTTTCAGTCGGCAAGAACAGTGCCATGTCCCATTCTGTTGAGTCAACAAGAATAAATCTTGACTTTACATGGTTTCTCAAATACATCTTGAGAGTCGGTTTGAAGAATCTATACCGAGATGCTGCAGCAAGTCTTTCGTATGTAAGTCTAAGTCTTGTATTCTCATCGTATCGAGTATCAGTCACAAGAGGATACATGGCGTCCATCAATCTTGCTCTCAATTCTGGGGGAAGATAGTGCATGTTCAAGCCTATGAACCCACCATCCACATCTTTTACTTTAAAGATCAGTGGAAATAAATCATAGTACGGTAGATCCTTTTTGTGCTTGGGATCGTACATAAACATGTACATCCTGCCTATACCGATTTTCCCTGGTATCTGTCTTGATAAAAGAGCACTGCCGCCCTCTTTTTTTGCGGCTTGTTGTATTAATCTATTTGGAGTTATAGCAGTCGTTTCAGCGGCTTTGTCACGAAACCACTCTCTTGACTCGCGTGTTCTAGCAGGTATCTGGTTCTCACGAACTCCCTGTGCTAGAATCTTATCGAAGATATACGCGACCATTTAAAACTCCTTCTCATTATTTATAATGATCACCGTATGTTCAGTTGCTTCTCTGTGATTATAATGAATTTATAGTTTCTATCTCGACACCACTCCTCTGCATAGTCCCACTTGTATTTGTTTATAGCATAGGTCTTGACTTCATTCAAGTATCTTTTAGTGAGTCTTTTTTGTATTTTAGGCTCTTGGGTTTGTTTGAGCGGCTTTATCTCCACGACCCATGTCTCTATTACCTTGTCTTTGTTTTTTATTTTCACAAGAAAGTCTGGAAAATATCTGTGCATTCTACCGTCAATGGGGCTCTTATACGGTATGAAAAACTCTTCTGATTGCCAATAGACTACAGCTTCATTGAAATCACACCACTTCATAAACTTGAGCTCCCACGAGCTACGATATATGATATTCGTGGGATCACCTTTGTATTTTTGTGGTTTTGATGGTCTGTAGCGACCTTTGTATGTACTCATTATAAATAATCAAAATAGTTTAGTAAAGGTATTTATCAATGCCATATGGCCCTGTACCACAACCTGCATTTCCATCTCAATCAAGAAATGATCCCAAGAGTCCGCTTGCTAAATCTTTAGCAAAAGCGCCAAGAGAGCTCAAGTATCCATTGAATATTGAAGAGCTGGATCACTGGATGGTTTTCAAAGTCAATCACCCTGTCTTCAGACGAAAAGATGACTTCCAAAAAAAGAACAGCATCAGGCTAATATATTTGCCGATGCCAATGAATTTGGGTACTCAGTATAGCCATGACTACAATACAGAGGGCTTAGGTATTGCGGGTATTGCTGGAGCTGCTGCCTCGGCCGCTGGGGTTACGGGCGGTATAACGTCTATTATAGATCAAGCTTCAAATATTACAAAAAAAGATCTACAAGCAGTGACTCAGTATTATGGGCTCCAAGCAGGAACTGACGCGGCAATGGCTGCGGGTGCGGCTTTAGGTGGAATACCTGGAGCAATTGCTGGCGCTGCTGCTGGGCAAGCGGTAAAAGGTGCTATGGCTGGTGCTGGTATCGCTCAAAATCCATACATGGCTGTGATGTATTCACAGCCGCAGTTCAGAGAGTACTCTTTTTCTTGGAGGCTCGTTTCAAAGAGTAGACGAGAGACTCAAGCAATCGAAGACATCATTCACGCATTTAAGTTTCATGCAGCACCTGGAGTAAACTCTAAGAACAAGCACTTCTTTGATTATCCAGAGCAGTTCGATATGGATTTTCATCACGCTAAGCACTTATTTAATCCAGCACCGTGTATATGTAAAACAGTTCAAGTGAACTATCATGCCGAGGGTCAACCACTGTATCATGCATTTGGTGCGGACGAAAAATCTCCCGTATCCGTGCAGCTTGATTTGTCATTCCAAGAAGTATCTATTGTTACTAAAGACTCCATCTTAAAGAGTAATCGATAATGGCCCATTATTTTAATAATTTTCCTTCCGTAGAGTATGATATGGGTAGAGTCAATATCGCGTTGACTATACAGAATCCTCTTATACGATTCAAGCTCTTAGATATTCTCAAAGGTAGATCAGCTCTTTACTACGAACACATTGTAGAAGAGGATCAATCCGCACAGTTCATTGCTAATAGGTACTACGGGGACGTGACACTAGACTGGGTGATTTTTTTAGTCAATGATATTTTTGATTATGAGTATGATTGGCCAATGAACTATCAAAAGTTTACAGCATTCGTAAAATCAAAATATGGATCTATAGAATCTGCATTAAATACAACTCATCATTATGAATGGATATATCAGCCCCAAGAAGTCTTGTTTGATGGGACAATCATTCCAGAAGATGTTATAAAAGTTGATGCAACGACGTTTGCTAGTTTAGGAATAAACGAAAAACGAGAAGTATCAAACTACACTTATGAAGAGAATGAGAACGAGCGCAAGCGATCTATTAAAATTCTTCAACGAGAATTTTTAGATCAGTTCTTATCTGAAGCAGAAAGCATTTTTGAATAATGCCAATCACTGAATATAAAGCGAACGATATAGAACTCGATTCAGTTTTGCTATATAACTCAAAGCGAAATTTCATCGATATCAATAAGATCATGGTGGAGTTTAATATCTATCACGACCTTTTTGATAAAGCTACTCTATGTGACGTTTTCATTAATGATGCAAATGCACTCGTAGATCTTTTTCCAATCGTTGGTGATGAGACTCTCGTAATTGTTTTTAGAACTCCTACGTTCAAAAAAAGACTGAATTATGTTTTTAGAATATACAAGATTACCGATAGAGAAGCTGTAGAGCAAAGATCGGAGGGTTATGTTTTACACGGAATAAGCCAGGAGTCAATCGCCGATCTCAGAAAATCTGTAAATAGAAGCTATGTTGATTTAAAGGGTCATCAAATCGTTGAGGGAATATATAACGATTTTTTGAGACCAACTGAAGAAGAGTTTGGTGTTGTTAAAAAGAACATAGGTCTTAATCTACAAGAGACACTACAGAATCACAGCATTGTATTCCCTGGCGAAAAACCATTTGATGCAATCGATTATGTTTGCTATGAGGCATTTCCAGAAGTTCAAACTCAAGTGAGCGAATCTCCTAACTTTATATTTTTTCAGAGAGAAGACGGGTGGTACTTTAACACGATCGATTCATTGATTGAAGCTGATCCGGTAGAAGATTTCTTTTATGCTCCGGCAAACTCAGAGGAGACGAGCAAATCATCGAAGATTCACGATCACCAAAAAATCAGCACAATGGATATTTTGAGTCAGTTAGATACTATTGATAACTTAAAACATGGTCTGTATGCTCATAAAGTAGAGACCATAGATCCTATCATGAAAAGATTCACAACTGATATATTCGTGTATTCTCAAGAGATGAATGAAATTGCTCATCTGGAAAAATCTAAAAAAGACTTTGGAAGTGAGTTTTTAATCTCTCAAGATTCTTTTTTTAATTCTGATGCCGACACCAGCAAAAAATATTATACGATAGGACATATTGGTGAAAATTATTCTTCACAAAAAGAACTCGTAGGATCTGGAGTAACAGATCCACAGATTAGAAATCCTAGAAGAATGCATGAAAGATTAAAATATAATGTTGCGTCTCGTTTTCAGCTATCTAATATTGAGGTGAGTATTACCATACCAGGAAACAGCGACATTCACGTGGGGCAGATTGTGAACTTGCACATACCTTTAGCAACTGAAAATGCTGATTTTGCCAAAAAGTTAAAATTGTTATGGGATAAAAAGTTTTTAGTCACTGCTCTTCGTCACACATATCAAAAATCAGATAATGTATTTTTTACAGTTTTAGAGTGTGTCAAAGACACGTATGCTAAAAAAACCGTTGAGGTCAAATAATGAAAAATTTGGGTGAACAATTTATTTGGTGGTATGGAGTCGTAGAAGATCGAGCAGATCCTCTAGAGCTTGGTCGTGTGCGTGTCCGATGCTATGGCTGGCACACTGATAATTTAGAGGAGATACCCACTGAGTCTTTACCATGGGCGCAACCTATTCAGGACATTACGTCTGCTGCACTTGGCGGAATTGGAAAGAGCCCAACTGGGATATTAGAAGGAACATGGGTTATAGGTTTCTTTGCTGATGGTGAAGATGCTCAACGACCCATCGTGATGGGGACACTTGCTGGTATTCCTACTAATATGAATGCGGGCGGAGCAGATCCTAAAGGTTTTGAAGATCCTCAGGGAAGATATCCTAAAACATTTAATGTTCCTGATACACCAGTTCTGGCTAGAGATAATGCCGAAGACGACAATGTAATGATTAATAAAAGGTCTGGTAAACTCGAAAATATACCGACCGCTACTGCGCCCGATACTTCATCTCTCGGTGATAGGCTAGATGGTGATTATGCATTAGACGAAAATGATGAAGAAGATACTAGACCAACTTGGGCTGAACCAAATCCTCGCTATGGTGGTGAGACTAAAAATGAGTATCCAGAAAGCATCACATCTTCATCCACATATCCATATAATCACGTTTATAGATCTGAAAGCGGGCACGTGTTCGAAGTCGATGATTCTCCTGGAGTGGAAAGAATTCATCAGTATCATCGCATGGGAACTTTTCAAGAGATACAGCCTGACGGATCTCGCGTGACAAAAGTTGTTGGTAAAGATTACGCCGTCACTGTCGGCGATAATAAAGTATATGTTCAAGGAAATCAGACGGTCACTATAGCGGGTAACTGTAAGCTTTATGTACAAGGTGATCATTATACTGAAGTAGATGGAAATCAATACATCACTGTCAGGGGAGATCGCGTCACAAAGATCCAGGGTAATGATAAGAAAGAAATAATGAGTGATGAATTTACTCAAATAAACGGCAACAAGACTATGCGTGTGTCAGGCGATCGTAAAACTATTATTGATGGAAACTACACAGAAACGATTGGCAAAGATAACAAGATACAAATTAAAAAGAATGAAGTGAAGACAGTATTTGTAAATAGTAAAACTACTGTTACTGGGAACACAAATATAGTCACGATTAGAAATATGCAGGTCGGTTCGGGTCAGAATATGAGTATTGCTTCTAAGGGCACGTATGATTTAAAGGTGGGTGGAGCTGCAACTATGGATTTTGATAGTACTCTAAAAGAGAGAGTTACAGGAGCTTCACATCTCACATTTGGTTCTACTCATTATGTTCAATATGATGGAGTGAATACATTTACTCACGTTGGTGATAGAAAGATTTATATTAAAGCCGATACGTTTGCAAGACACGATGCTGGTACAGATTACTCTTGTAGCTCTGATCCAGCACGATCTGGCGCCAATGATTGCTCCACACCCGAAACACCAACGGCACCATAGGAGAGTTAAATGGCTATATCAGTTGATCTCAACCTATGCGGCGTTGATCTGAAAATACAGGGCATTGACAATGCAATGCTTGATATCGAGTCTAAGTTAGCTGAACTTACTTCTGGTGCAAAAGGTCTTGCTGGAAATCTAGATAAGATTCAAGGTGAATTGCAAGCCAAGATGGCAGCTATGCAAGCCGAAATGGAAAGTCTAATACCTGATATCAAAGCTGAGCTGCCAAATCTTCAAGTTGAAATGAATAAGCTATTAGGTCAATTAAACAACCCAATAAATTTCTCTTCACAATTAAATTTAATTAAAGAAAAGTTTGGTAATATTCCTGGTGTTGATATTGATGATTTAGTTTCACAATTAAAATCAAATCCTTTTAATTTTGATCCATGTAAACTTGTACCAAATTTTGATGTTGAAGAAACTATTGATGAGGATGGAGCTGTTATTTACATTCCTGTTAAAAAGGGATTGACACCAGACGTGCCTGTTGTAGATGCTAAAAAATTACCAACTCCTCCTGAAGTGAAAAAGACAGAAGATGTCACGCCAAAACCTGATGCGAGCATCGCTGAAAAAACATCATTAGAAGAAAAACAGTTGGGTGGAGCTTCGGTCCCACCTCCAACCAATCCAGTAGTTAAATCAGGGAAAACTATTACGGTTCCCACACCACCTTTATTGCAGGCTGTTCATGATGCAATAGATAAAGCAGAATTTTCAGTTGATGATCTTATTAGAGGCCCATTTGTATTTACCGCGTCCACACAAGGTAGAAATAAATCCGGTACATTTGAAGAGGGTGGAGCTGAATTTTGGAGACCAAACAATTTTCCTACACAATTAGCATTTGAGGAACATGTTGTTGCTTCTTTATTCGCAAATTTTTCCCTTGCTGCCAGAAGAATTAAAGCCATCGAAAAAAAGAGCCCCGAAGAATTGGCAAGACTTCGAGCAGCTGTTCCAAATAAGTATGATAAAAATATCATGAATGAGGTTATACAAGCTATTAGAGCATTCGTACAGAATGGATTGCCTCCTGGTACAGGAAATGACGGTTCAGGTGCAGGAACATTTAGTATTGTCGGTACAAAAGCAACAGTAAATGCGGCACAATCTCAGCGAAGTGCAGTGCCAAAACCAGATGGAACTTTTGGTAAATTTAGTGTTCTCGTATAATCATTATAAATAATAAAAAATAGAGATAATCGATGCCAGAGATTAGAGAACCAATATTTAAAGATATTCCTATTTCGTTTACTGCGCATCCAGTCACTGGAAATGTAAAGAGCTTGAGCAACCGAGATGCAGTAAAGCAAAGTGTTAAGAATATTGTTTTAACTAATTTTTATGAGAGACCTTATAATCCCATACTAGGTGGCGATGTATTAGCAAAACTTTTTGAGAATATGGGACCCCTAACTGAATATGAGATTTCAAATAATATCCGTGAAGCATTAGATAACTTTGAACCAAGAGCTGAAGTGGATGAGATAAAAGTAGATGCTTTAGAGGATCAAAATGCGCTGAATGTAACTATTACATTTAGAATAATAAATGATACTGATCCAGTGTCGGTCACAGTATTTTTAGAGAGAGTTAGGTAAATGGCTGCAAATTCGTCCATTAGTGTCACAGATCTAGACTTTGATTCCATCAAAGCTTCTATGAAGACATACATCTCTTCAAAGCCAGAGTTTACTGATTACAATTTTGAAGGCTCTACGATCTCTATGCTTCTTGATTTGTTATCGTATAATACATACCAGAACGCTTTTTATACCAGCATGGTAGGCAACGAGATGTTTTTGGACTCTGCTCAATTACGAGAGAGTGTTGTTTCTCGTGGAAAGATGTTGAACTATACTCCAACATCAGAGAAAGGCGCGAGTGTATATGTGAACATTGATATCGCGACTACTGACTCTCCTAATTTTGTAATCATTGAAAAAAATACTGAATTTTCGTCTACTATAGATGGTCGTACTTTCAAATATGTCACTCCAGAAGCCACAACAATTTATTCGACAACAGGCACGTTTTCTGCAAATGTGGAGATTGTTGAGGGTAGACCACTTACACACCAATGGACCGTTGACACAAATAATCCAGTTAAATACATTTTACCAAATGACAAGATCGACACACGGTCTATTGATGTAGTAGTACAAACAAGTGCTACAGACACATCTACAACAACATATAATCTTGCCGACGATATAACTGAAGTGAAAGCAACAACTCCGGTTTATTTCTTGCAGGAAGTTGCTGATGAGCAATACGAAGTTTATTTTGGAGATAACGTTATTGGTAAATCTCCAGACGATGGAAATATAGTAAAGATCTCATATCGTGTATGTAATGGCGAAGATGGCAACGGAGTGTCCTCATTTACCAATCCATCTAGCATTGCTGGTTATACTACATTTACAGTATCTGTAAATGGGTCGACGGCCGGAGGGCAATCAAAAGAAAGCATCGATCAAATTAAATTCAATGCACCAAAGAATTTTGAAACTCAAAACAGAGCTGTACTTGCAGAGGATTATAAAAGAATTATTTTAAGGGATAATTCAGATTTCGGTTCAGTTTCAGTTTGGGGTGGAGAGGAGAACGATCCACCGATATATGGTAAGGTCTATATTTCAATCAAGCCAAAAATAGGCACGTTGATTTCTTCAGATAGAAAAAACTCCATTAAAAATTCTCTCAAAAAATATAACGTGATGAGTATTGATCCAGAATTTGTTGATGCTAATTATCTTTATATTGTGCCAACAATTAGTGTGTATTTTGATTCAACTAAAACAGCACTAACGGCAGCTCAAGTTCAGTCAAAAGTTTCCGATTCTATAACTGCATTTGAAACAAATAATCTTGGCACCTTTACAAATAGAAGATTCCGATTTTCTAAATTTGTAAATGCTATTGATTTTTCTGATGTATCTATTACCAGCAGCTTGACTGATATTTTGATGGAAAGAAGATTTCAGCCAAGCACCACAACATCATCTTCATACAACATAGTATTTAACAATAAGCTGTATAACCCACATACTGGTCACAAATATGCAATTAGTTCAAGTGCTTTTACATTTAAGGGAAGGGCAAATTGTTACTTAGACGATGACGGTTTAGGTACATTAAGAGTTTACTATGTCAGTACAAATACTAGAGTATATGTCGACACAAATATTGGAACTGTAGACTATACCAGCGGATTGGTATATTTAAATAGTTTCTTAACATCAGCATATGGATCACAACTGAGTATATATGGTGTACCAGATTCTAAAAATATTGATTCAGTAAGAAATCAAATTCTTTTAATTTCAAATGCACAAATTACAATGTATGATGATGCTACTACCAGACTCGTTGCTACAACTGTTACAGCAAGCACTACTGGAGTTACGGTGAATAGGCCAGATACTGGCGTAAATACAGTGGTATACTAATCTATGTCTACTGACAAAAAAATATCGACTATTGTCGATCAGCAGTTTCCGTTCTTTGTTCGTGACGATGGTCCGAATCTTATCGCGTTCGTCAAAGCATACTACGAGTGGACGGAGCAGGCTAATAATGCAATTGAAGTATCAAAGAATCTTTTAAATTACCAAGACATTGATAGCACGTATGAGAAGTATTTAGAGTTTTTTCACCGTGAGATTATGGATGATATTCCTCGGGATGTTTTGGCTAATAGAAATAAACTCGCAAAACATATTAAAGACTTATATAGAGCAAGAGGATCTGAGCTTTCATATCGCTTGCTGTTTCGTGTACTGTATGATGAAGAGATTGAATTTTATTATCCAGGAGAAGATATTCTTCGAGCATCAGATGGTCGATGGGTTTTAGAAAATACGATTAGAGTTGGTCCTCCAAAATCTGCATCATACAGTACGGAAGCATTTCAAAATAAATCAATCGTTGGATTAACAAGCGGTGCAACGGCTCGTATTGATAACATAGTTGCTGGTCTCAGTAGTGGTGTTCTCGTCGATGAGTTTTATCTCATAGATATCGATGGAACATTTCAAGACAATGAAAAAGTGGCGCTATCTGATGATAATACAGTATTCGGATCTATATTTGCTGTATCTGGTCCACTGCAGGGAGTCACCGTTCAAAAAGGTGGTGCATTTCATCAAGAGGGTGATAGTGTAAAATTTCTAGCAACTACAGGATCAGGTGCAAACGGCGTAGTAGTTGAAACTACTGGGGATAGTGCGGTACAGTGGTCTATTGAGAGAGGTGGTTCTGGTTACTCATTAGACGCAACGATTACTATTAATCATGGATCTGGTTTAGAAACAGCGTTTACTATTGACACGCTCGCAAATACAGAAGTAATTCCTATTTGTCAAGATACAATTTTGCCCATGGCAAATGTTGTATTAAATACTGGTCCAAAATTTGTTTCACTTGGTGCAAACACATCTTCTGTAAGTGCTAACCTTGCACTGGCAAATGTTTCTTCCACAATTATTTCGGGTCTGAATTTTGTTAACACGACGTTTGGAACAATCAATTCCATTTCGACAACAAACTACGGATATGGATACAGTCCTACATTACCGTCGGCGACCGTTGTAGAGGAAAGTATTGCTGCTTTAAATACTCCTGATCCAGATGGCGGCTATAAAGGTAAAAATGCTGCAATCATATCTGAACACGCGCCAGGCGCAATTAGTACTGTTCGCGTTGCTAATTTTGGATCTGACTACAGTCGCTATGAATCTGTCACAATTCAAAATTTAACCAGAGCAGGTACTCAGAGTGCTGTTGGTGTTCCAAATATTTCTGGTGTAGTAAATTATCCTGGTAAATATATTGATACGAAGGGTTGGCTATCTTGGAATAATAAGCTACAAGACAATTATTACTATCAAGAATTCTCTTACGAAATTAAAAGCGATCAATTTACAAATACTTATAGACAGCTCGTGCAGGATATTTTACATCCTGCTGGCACGAAGATGTTTGGTCGAATTCGACTGTATTCAGGTCTTGACACAACAGTTGTGTCAATCGATCAGTCATCAATCAAGTATAATATTGAATCAGAATTCTCTATCGATATTCCAACAGTTGTTTCTGATACCGAATCCGAATATATAGAAACTGTAGCGAATACATCACCAGAAATTACTTACAATACACTTGAAGCAACAACTACCGTAGCGACTGCCGAAACTGATATTCTTGTATTTACACTAGGCACGGGTAATCTGTTTATTGCCAATAGTGCTCTTATCAGTGCTTACGCGGCAGTGACTGTAAATGCTTACGCTAACGTGCCCATAAGCTTGTTGGGATCATCATCATTCGTCTATGGTAATAATACTATATTCCAAGTTGAGGTACCATCGAGCAATACAAGACTTCTGATTGTTGATTCAGTAAGGTCTACTAACGGAGCATACTTTACAAATGCTACATATTCTAACACATCATTGAGTCTGAAGACTAATTACTTTGCTAACACACTATCAAATGCCGTATTTTATGTAGCTAACACCAGCTCTTAATTATAAATAAACTAAAATGGCTAGTCATGAGGATTGAAATACAATGCCAGGAACAGTAACAAGAAGATTCCGCGTTCATAATGCTGAACAATTCCACGAGGCATTTAGTGAAGCGGCATCTACTAAGATGTATTTGTACATCGCACGTGTATCAGCGTGGCCAGATGATGCTAATCCACCCACACCCACGGACAGCATTCAGCAGACAGAGTACGATAACTGGAAAAAGATGATTGCTGCTAAAAGAGTGCAATCAGCTGATGTAACTTTTGCTGTTCCTCGGTATAACTGGACTACTGGGACTGTATACAGAGAGTATGATACCACATCAACAACTCTATTTGATGCGCCAGCCAGTTCCAACTCTTATTATGTTGTAAGTAGTTCCTATAACGTATACAAGTGCATGTTTAATAACAAGGGCGCAACTTCTACAGTCGAGCCTACTGGTACTTCTACTTCAATTCTAGCAACTGCAGATGGATACAAGTGGAAGTTTATGTATACGGTCGATGCTGGTTCAGCACTTAAATTCTTGACAGATAACTGGGCGCCAATCAAGACACTCACATCAGATGATGGCTCTGCACAATGGGATGTTCAGGCAACGGCAGCAAACGGTTCAATTGATATTATTGATGTTCGCACTGCGGGTTCATTATACATGACCAATTCCGGTACACTCGCCGCAGTAGCTGATGGTGATACAATGACACTTGCTGCTGGTGCAAATACGACTGATAATATCTACAACGGATCAGCGCTGTATATTGCTTCTGGTACTGGTTCTGGTCAGGTTCGCGAAATTGTCGACTATAACGGTGCTACAAAAGTAGTACAGCTTGCGTCTGTATTTTCTGTTGTCCCAGATACTGCATCTACTTATGTTATTGGGCCTAAAGTTACTATTAGTGGTGACGGTACCGGCGCTACTGCTTTTGCAAATGTCACTACCGCATCTTCAAATGCTGTAAATCAAGTCACAATGATTTCTACAGGAAGTAATTATTCTGAAGCCACGGTCACACTTACTGGTAACTCATCTCATGGTTCTGGTGCTACTGCGGTAGCATATGTTTCGCCTCCGGGTGGTCACGGATCTGATCCAGTCGGTGAGTTTGCTGCACACAATGTAATTTTGAATGTTCAGCTTTCAGGTGCTGAGTCAAATACATTCCCAACAGTCAATGATTTCAGAACAATTGGTCTGCTTCGTGATCCTCAACTAGCCAACGGCGCTGTTGCTACTGGAACTCGCTATGACCAGACAACTCGCCTAACACTTACGAGTGTTTCTGGTACTGGTGATTACACGCTAGATGAAACAATCCGTGGTGGTACATCGGGCGCTGTTGGTAAATTTGTAAAATTTGCAAACACAAATGCAGCAAATACTACAGGTGTTGTTCATATCATTGATTCAGTTTCAAACGGCTCGTTCAGTACATCTGAAACAGTAACTGGTTTGACGAGTGGTATTACTGGAACACTCAGTACTATTACATTACCAGGAGCAAGTGGATTGGTTCCATATACTGGAGATCATGTATATGTTGAAAACCGTGGACCAATTTCACGCGCCTCTGATCAGATCGAAGACATTAAACTCGTAGTGAAGTTCTAAGGATTTAGTTGAATGGCATTCGCAAACACTGCATCTCTATCGACAAACCTCAATGTCGATCCATATTATGATGATTTTGATGAGTCGAAAAATTTTCATCGAGTATTATTCCGTCCTGGTCTAGCAGTTCAAGCAAGAGAGCTCACACAGCTTCAATCAATTTTACAAAATCAAATTGATCGGTTCGGCGAGCATATCTTCAAAGAAGGCAGCACTGTTCGCGGCCTAGAAATGAACTATGATAGAAATCTGAAATTTGTGAAATTAAGAGATGCAGATCAAAATGGTACAACTGTAAATGCTGCAGCATTCGTAGGATCAACAATCACTGGTAGTACAACCGGTGTTAAGGCATACGTAATTGATTCTCTTGACGGTGCGGAAGCAAATAATCCAAACATCAAGACTCTTTATATTCGATACACCAGTTCAGGAACTCTCGGAACAACAGCAGCTTTTCAAAGCGGAGAGGTTTTAACATCAAACACATCTCTTTCTGCTAATGTAGTTACAGCAAATGCAACTGTTACTGCTACTGGTACTGGTTCCAGAATTTCTTTTGGTGAGGGCATTTTTTATGCCAAAGATCACTTCATTCGTGTTCCTTCATGCAATACCATTGTTGGTAGGTATGATGCAAACACTAATTTGAAAGTAGGATTTAAGATCAATGAATCACTCGTGAGTTCAGACAGTGACACGACTCTTTTAGATCCTGCACAGGGTTCTTATAACTATGCAGCTCCCGGCGCTAACAGATTAAAGCTTGATCCAGTCATTACAGTCAAAAGTCTGACTGCGACTGATGATGCAAACTTTGTAGAAAGAATGCGGATTAAGAACGGCGATCCGTATATGAAACAAGATAAGCCAATGTAT